GTGCTGGTACTTTGACTGTTAATATGGCAGGCGATGGTAATTCAGTGTTGTTTTCGGGTATTCCCGCAGGAACACTTCTCCCTATTCAAGTTAGTAGGGTATCTTCAACAGGTACTACAGCTACCCTAATTGTAGGTCTTAATTAATGTCTGTTAAACATGTTAAAATCAATATAGGCTTAAGTCTTTAGTGAATGATTGTTTGGGAAATAAGTTTAGGAACTTTAATAACTCTTGTAACAGTTATATTTGCTGGAGCGGGCTTCTATTGGAGACAAACGTATGACGCCTCTGTTATTAAAGAAGATATAAGAGATATCAAAGAAGATATTAAGATCTTGAATAAGCTGATTATTGAATCAGCTATCTTAACTAAAGATGTATTGTTTTTAAAAGATCGTCTTGAATTGTTTGAACGCAGATTTGATAAGGTTTTAGATTATCTTCGTAGAGATGGACATGGAATCGACTGAAAAAAAGAAGGGTAGGCCTAAGGGTTCACTCAATAAACGTACTAAAGATAGAATTGAGGCTGTAGAGAAAGTACAACGTGTTTCCAAGCTTAAAGAAGCTCGTGAACAACATAGAATAGAAGCTGAATCCAGATTCGAACGTTTCATTGAAATCATTCAACCTCGTAGAGTCTTAGGCAATATTCATAGAGAAGTGATATCCTGGTGGACACGACAAGATGCTTTAACACATCAGCTCATTCTTCTACCCCGCGATCACATGAAATCGGCCCTTGTAGTTCTTAGAGCTGCATGGGAGATTACACGTAATCCTGCTATTAGAATTCTGCTAATATCAGCAACATCCAATCTCGCAACCAAACAATTAAAAGCTCTTAAAGATATTCTGACTTGTGATCAATATCGGTTACTTTGGCCAGATATGGTCTTTCCAGAGGAAGCTCGTAGAGAGAAGTGGACTGAAAGGGAAATATCCGTTGACCATCCGAAAAGACGAGAAGAATACATTAGAGAACCTACCGTATTCACAGCAGGACTCACTACCAATATTGTTGGTTTGCACTGCGACATCGCCATCTTGGACGACGTTGTCGTCGAAGACAACGCATATACTCAAGAAGGCAGGGATAGAGTTGCCAGCCAATACGGTTATTTATCCTCAGTAGAAGGTGTAGGTGCACGCGAATGGGTCGTAGGTACTAGATATCATCCTAGTGATCTATATTCCAGACTTATCGAAATGGAAGTCGAAGAATACGATGAAATCGGTGATCTCGTTAATAAACGTTCTCTATTCGAAGTTAAGCAACATGAAGTAGAATCGATGGGAGATGGAACTGGTGAGTTCCTCTGGCCCCGCCAACAACGTTCAGATGGTGCTTGGTTTGGTTTCGATGCAAAGATCTTAGCCATTAAGAAAGCTCAGTATCTCAATAAAACACACTTCAGAGCTCAGTATTACAATGATCCTCGGGATGCAGAGTCAGCTCCAATCAAGAGAGAACAGTTTCAATATTATGATCAGAACTTCCTACATTGTAAGGAAGGTAAATGGTATTACAAGAACAACCGTTTGAACATATTTGCAGCTGTAGACTTCGCTTATACCATCGGAAAGAAATCAGATTACAGCGCTATTGTAACAGTAGGTTGCGACAGTTTCAACAATTATTACATCCTAGAGATAGATCGGTTCAAGACTGACAAACATTCAGAATATTACAAGAGAATTCTAAAGTTATATGAGAAATGGGGTTTCAGAAAGATACGCGCTGAAGTATCAGGCGCTCAAATATCAATAGTTAATGATCTTAAAAACAACTACATACGTCCTAATGGTTTGTCTTTGTCTGTAGACGAATATCGTCCTTCTCGTTTAGAAGGCGCTAAGGAAGAACGTATAGCAGCTGTATTAGAACCTAGATACGATAATGGTCAGATATGGCATTACCCTAGTGGTAACTGTCAAATCTTAGAAGAAGAACTCGTAGTGATGAATCCTCCTCACGATGACGTGAAAGATGCACTTGCAGCTGTAATATCTATGGCTGTACCTCCTACCAGCTTCTTCTCATATGCAAGAACTTTGAATACAGACTTTAGTTTCCACCAGAAATTTGGAGGTGTTCTTTGATTGATTGGAATGAGATTCCAATAAAATGGATCTGTAGTTGTGGAGAATATAATTCAGAATCATGGAAAATATATCCAAAGAAATGCAAGAAATGTGGTTTAGCTAGAGGTTCAAGATGAATTTAACTGCTCCCAACGGTAGTAAAATAACCGTAGACGAAAAGAAGATCTTAGAGTTCGGTCCCCATATCGCTGGTGGATCATTTATAAAAGTAGGTAGCCAACGATATTTGGTGAAGGAGTCTGTTGAAGATATATTAAATGACCGGAAAAACGCTAGAACTACATAATGTCCTTACACCGGATATGCTTGCTACTCGAATCACTGAAAGGTGGATCGAATGGGATACACTCCGTAATGTCAAGAAAATCGATTGGGAAGAGATCCGTCGCTACGTCTATGCGACAGATACGACACAAACAACGAATGCGCAGCTCCCGTGGAAGAATAAGACGACTGTCCCGAAACTTTGCCAGATAAGAGATAATCTCTTCAGCAATTATACAGCTACAAGCTTTCCCAAGCGTAAGTGGCTCATATGGGAAGCAGACGAAAAAGACTCAAATTCAGTACAAAAGCGTGATGCAATCACCAACTATATGAGTTGGGCGATCAATCAGAAGGCTTTCAAAACAGAAATATATAAAATCATCTTAGACTATATCGACTTCGGAAATTGCTTTGCGACTGTTGAATGGATTGACAATAGAGTGGCTCAATTAGGAAAAACTCAAGCAGGCTACGTAGGCCCAGCTATTAGACGTATTAGCCCACTAGACATTGTAATGAATCCCACGGCAGAGAACTTCGAGTCTTCTCCTAAGATGATCCGTTCAATCATATCTCTGGGTGAACTTAGAGATTATCTACAAAGAATGTCCACCGATGAGAATCGCGTGGCAATGGAACAATTATATGAATACTTACGTAACATACGATTCCACGCTAGAACGTTTCAGGGTGACTGGCAACAGCGCGATCGTCTATACTCCATGGACGGTTTCACATCGTTTAGAGCCTACCTCCTCTCCGATTTTGTGGAAGTTCTCACTTTCTACGGAGACTGGTACGACGTCATAAACGATCACTTCGAAAAGAATCGAGTGATCACTGTCGTCGATAGACACAAGCTCATTGAAAATAGACCTAACGCTTCTTATTTCGCGAAGCCTCCAATATACCATGTTCCTTGGAGAAAGAAACAAGAAAATCTCTGGGGCATGGGTCCCTTAGACAATCTAATCGGTATGCAATATCGGATGGATCATGTCGAAAACATGAAAGCAGACGTATTTGACCTTGTCACTTACCCAGTACAGAAGATTAAAGGTTTCGTCGAAGAGTATATTTGGAGACCAGGCGAGAAGATCTTCACAGGTGAGGAAGGCGATGTGGAGATGGTCGTTCCGGACGTCCAGGCTCTCAACGCTAATATGGAAGTACAAAATCTGGAACGCCTTATGGAAGAAATGGCAGGTGCGCCAAGGGAGGCCATGGGCTTTAGGACTCCTGGAGAGAAAACCAAGTACGAAGTACAGCGACTTGAGAATGCAGCTGCACGACTCTTTCAAAATAAAATCTCACAATTTGAAGAGGAAATGATTGAGCCTCTCTTGAACGCCATGTTGGAATTGGCAAGGCGCAATATGACCGGCGTAAATGCCATACGCATATTTGACGACCAACTCAAGATCGCTACATTCCAAGAATTAACGGTTGAGGACATCACAGGAATTGGCCGTATTAAACCCGTAGCCGCTCGTCATTTCGCTGAGCAAGCAGAATTAGTTCAGAATCTCACAAGTCTGACAGGATCCAACCTATGGCCTACAGTGCAACCGCACTTCTCAGGCGTACGTATGGCACAGGTTCTTGAACAGGTTTTTGACATCGCTGACTATCAGATTGTTATGCCCAACGTGGCAATTGCAGAACAATTCGATGCTCAGAAGTTCTCTCATGCTCTTGAAGAACAAATGCATCAATCCACTATGACCGCTAGTGGTCAAGGAAGTGATTTTGATTTGAATGGACCAGATACCAAACCGGAACACACTCCGATGAATCTTCAGAGACAACCACCCGCTAACGCGACCCCGTCGGGAACATTAGGAACAACGTGAAAACCGAAGCATTAACAATACAAAAGAAACTAATAAGCAATGAAGCATTAAACTATGAAGATCGAACCTTTTTGATCGGGTTTATATACTTCGCATTAGAACTCCAAGAGTTTATTAAAGAAAGGAAACTATGACCGATAGTTTATTGGGACAGACAGAGTACCCAGACAGAGACTTTCACGCCGAGCTAGTTGGCGATGGAAAGAAGTTTAAAGACGATAAAGAACTAGCAAAAGGAAAATGGTACGCAGACGAGATGCTCAAAACAAATAACGCGAAAATGGACCAAATGCGCGAAGAGCTCCTCCGACTGCAAGAAGAAAACACAGCTAGTAAAAAGTTGAATGAAATGCTCGACCAATGGCAGAATCGTTCACAGTTACCTCCTGAAACACAAACCCTTATTCAGGACAAGTCTCCTAGTTTAGATACAAATCAAATTAAGAGTTTATTTGACAATTTTGCTCAAGAACGAGAACAAACTCGCAAGCAAACTGATAATCTTAATTATGTCAAAAATAAACTCACAGAACAGTATGGGCGTGATTATAACACAGCTCTAACTCAGCAAATGACTGATCTCGGAATTTCAGAAACATATCTCAACGATATGGCTAAAACCTCTCCTAAAGCTCTTTTGAAGATGCTTGGTGTTGATGAAGCTCCTAAAGTCACAGATCCCTTCAGGGCTCCTCCACGGAACGCTATGAATCAAAGTCAGTACAAACCTCCTCAAGAGGAACGTACTTGGTCTTGGTATCAGAAACTCAAAGAAGAGAATCCCAAGAAGTGGGCTTCGCGAGAAACAAATGTTCAAATGCACAATGATGCCATCCGTCTAGGAGAGCGATTTAATGATGGCGACTTCGATAGATACGAAAGAGATTTTCGTATCACTTATTAAGGAGACTTAGATTATGGCTGGTTTTATGGACCAGAATACTCAGTTTCTTTTGAGGACTCAGCTGTGGTCACGCCACATTAAAGAGCTGCTCCTCGATGAACTGAATGCCATGAAATGGGTCCGACTGATTCAAGATTTTCCAGATGGCGTGTTGATTAACATCCCGTCCATCGGCGAAGCTGAAACTGCTGACTTCACAGAAGGTCAGGCAATTAAGTACAATGCAATGGCAACTGGTAACTTCACGTTCCAGTTTGACAACTACAAGTACTCAGCCAATGCTATCAGTGAGAAGTTCAAGAGGGACAGTTTCTATGCAGCCGATGTTATCGCTGCGTTCGTTCCTCGTCAACATCGCGCTCTTATGGAAGCTGTTGAAACAAATATCCTGTCAAAGGGTAATGCGGCTCAAACATCAGGCAATCCAAATATTATCAATCTTGCCGATCATCGGTGGGTTGGTACCGGCGCAGGAAGCGCGATCTCTTATCCTGACTTCGCACGAGCACATTATGCACTCACAAAGGCTAATGTTCCTCTGGTGAATCTGGTTGCGATCGTTGATCCTTCCGTTGCCTATACAATACAAACACAGGCTAATCTTGTTAATCTGTTGTCACCAATGCCCATGTGGGAAAACGTCATTAAGGATGGCGCTGTTACGGGATTCAAGTTCAGGTTCAACCTGTTTGGGTTCGACATTTACGTGTCCAACTATCTTCCGTCAGTCGGTTCTGAAACGATTACTTCAGGTGGTGTTGCAGGCGCAGTGACCACAGGTGTGGCTAATTACTTCTTCTCTGCAGCTCCCGGTGACACACTACCGTGGGTTGGAGCCTTTAGGCAACTGCCTACTGTCTACTCTGAGTTCAATAAAGACTTGCAGCAAGAAGAGTATCTGACCATTGCGGAATGGGGCTTTAAGCTCTACCGTCCTGAGAACTTTGTTACTATCCTCACAAACACCTCAGCGGTGCCTAGCTAATAGAAAGGATATTACATGGTCGCAGGTTTTTGGTATAATCAAGATGGACTGCCTCTGCAGTATGGTACGCAGAAGGCAATCCCAGAACTCGGTGGTGATTATCTCGTTTACGGTGAAACAAGGGAAATTGAACAACTCATTCCTCTTGTTCCAATGGTAATCGCGGGTAACACTGTCCCAGCTCCACCCACAACGTTTACCGGCAATACTACTGTTATTGCGGCAGGTATTCAATCACTGACTAACCTCGTGCCTTTGCAGGTTAATGCAGTTAATGCTGGTGGTTCTACAATCACTCTTACAACTCCTCAGCTCTTCTTTGAAGAAGTGACTGTTGAAGGTCTTATTACTGCCACTGGTGGTACTAGCATCGCAGTTGGTTTGGTGACAACAAGTCCCGGTACTCCGAACTCTACATTCGTTCAAGTGACTCCTAATGCAGGCAGTCAGTTGATCGGTACACTGGCCACTGCCAATATGGTGGCTGGTCAGAGGGTTTCATTCACACAGGCAGCTACTACAGGTCTCAGGTGGGACACTGCAACTGCTGTTGGAACGAGCGGTAACTGGATGGGAAATGTTCCTTTGGTAACAAATGCTCTTACACCGCTCCCACAGAGCGCTTGGATTAGCACTATCGCTACTGGTACGTTTACTAACGGGCTTATCAAGCTTAGGCTTCGTTACACCATGTATGGTGATATTAACTTCTAATTAGTGATGGGGAGCTCCGGCTTTCACCGGACTCCCCATTCTAAAGGAAAGGAAACAAATGGCAATTAATACATCTCAAATCGACCTTATGGGTGGACTTGACGAAGTAGTCATGAATCAACGCGTTAGGGGCTATGTTCCCGGTGCTGCAGCAGGTGTTTCGGCACCAGGTGCACAACAGTATGGTACTATGTGGATGCAAGGCACTGGAGTTGCAACTAACTTCGCTGCTGCTACTACTCCTAGCACTATTACCGCAGCTATGCTCGGTGGTGGTATTATAGTTCAAACTCCAAGTGGTGCAACAGTTTGGAATTTGGACAATGCAACCAATATTCTTAACTATATGACTGCTAATTCAGCGGGTGTTCAGGTCGGAGATATTCTTGTCTGCGATGTAATTAACGCTAGTGTTGCAGCCAATGCTATTACAATTAACGTTGGAACTGGTGGTAGTTTTGATACAGGACAAACTTCTCTCGTTATGAATGCAGGTACTTCACGAACGCTATTCATTCGAATTACTAACGTGACTACGCCCACATACGTCTGCTACGGCTAAACATAGAAAGTAGATTATGGCTGAAAATATTACTCTCAATAACGTAGCTACGTTTCAAAACGATACGTCGGCAGTTAACACTGTCAACACTAATAACGCAGCTATAACTACAGCTTTTACGGATGTCTTATCTCGAAGTGGAGTGAGTCCTAATCCGATGCTCTCCACTTTGGATATGAATGGGAATCAAATTATTAACCTTCCGTTCCCCACAACTCTCAATTCTCCAGCTAGACTTGCTGATGTAACGAGTGCTCAAAATATTACAATTGTAAATGCAACTACGGGTACATCTGGACATACAGTCCCATTTTTAGACGGAGTTAATACTTGGTCTGCTGTTCAAAATCTTACAGCAGGTTTAAACAGTATTATAACAAATCCTGGTTCTTTTACTTCTAGTAATGTCTTTAATCAATTTTCTATTGGTGTCGATAATTTAGATGCAAGTGGTGTAGGAAACATTGCAACCAATTTCAATGTTTTTCATAGTTTCGGTGGATCAAGTACCAAAGGATCTCGTCAAGCTTTTACAGCAGTTGGTCAATTAACCTCGCCGACTTCAGCTACAAATACAAGTAGATTTTATGTTGGCGGTCAGTTTTTGATGCAAGCCGTTTCTAATGACGGAGGCGGAGTCGGTACTGAAAAAGGTTCAATCTTCGGTGGTAATTCAACAGCTATTATAAATGCTGCTGCCACTAATATGGCTGAACTATGTGGACATGAATTTAATACTACTGCCGTAGCAGGATCTACTGTTCTTGATAAATGGGGTTTCTCCGTTGTACAGCCATCAAATGATGCTGTTTCTGGTTCACGTAATGACGCTGCCGTACGTTTGACGAATCAAGCCGGTGCTGTAGGTTGGAACAGAGGAATTCAATTCGGAGATGGCATTAATCAATTCCCCGTTAAGAGTTCAGGAACACTTATTAAAACAGTAAGCGGTTCTGTAACTAATGGTGCTGATTTCTCAGTTACTACATTTAGTGGAAATGCTTTTGCAAGTCCTGGCTTTGCGATTAACGGAACGGGACAAATTACAACAGGTTCTTCTGGTGTCAGCAGTGGTAATGTAATTTTCAACGGAACTACTTCTGGTTTTGTTTCTGTCTTCTCAAGCGCTACTGGAAATCTCTTAACTGTTTCTCAACCGATTCAAGTAGGTACTATAGGTTCTATAGCAGGTCAGATAAACATTGCAGGACAAACAAGTGGTTCAGCTCAGTTGAGTTGTTCCGCAACCGGTGGAACACTATTACTTGGGAATGGAAATGTATCTATAACTACAAGTGGTAATACTGTTTCAAACGGGAATATGAAAGTAGGCGGAACTACAGCTGCAATATCTGGAGGCGATGCAAGTAATGCTTATTTCTATGGAACAGGAACTTTAGGTGTTTACTTCGGAGTAGGTGCTCCGACAATAACAGCAGCTCAAGGTTCTTTGTATATAAGAACAGACGGCACTACTAACGTCACTCGAGCTTATATTAACACAACTGGTTCAACGACTTGGACAGCTATTAATACGGTTGCATAATGGAACAGAAAGTTAAAGCTTTACTCGGTGAATATGCATTTACAATAACCGCTCTTCAACATCAAGTTGAACAGTTACAGGAAAAAATTAAAGAATATGAAGACAAGCCTCAACGGAAGAAAACTGATTGAATCCTTTGAGGGTTTGATCTTACAATCTTACGATGACTACAATGATCACATCGTTAATGCCGGGGACACAATTCATGGAGTACTTACTATCGGGTATGGGCATACTAGCGTTGCTGGGGCTCCTATCGTATTTGCTGGACAGACACTTAGCAAAGACGAAGCCGATCAAATACTCGGATCGGATCTCGGACGAGTCGAAGAAGAAGTCAACAGACTAGTTCATGTACCACTCAATCAAAATCAGTATGATGCTCTTGTTTCTTTCCATTTTAATACTGGTGCTTTGGGAAAAGCTTCTGCACTTACTCTTCTTAATTCTGGGGATTACGTAGGAGCTGCTGATCATCTTCTTCAGTACAATAAAGCAGGTGGACGAGTCCTAGCAGGTCTAATACGTCGTAGGAAGGCCGAGCATGAGCTTTTCATGTCCCCCGCTACTACCCTACCTGACACCCCTAAAAAACCTACCAGTGAGCTTCCTACGAGCTCCTTGCCACTGCCAAGTGGCAGTTGGAACATAATAGTAGATTATTACTGGAATTTAATTCTCAAACTCTTTAAAAGGAAAACAAAATGAATAGTGTAATTAACGTTCTTTCTACACTAGTTGGTCCCACTCAGCTTGGTGGCTGGATTCGTGCAGCTATTGCAGCTGCCGGTGGCTTTCTAGTGGCGCATTATGGAATGCAGTATTGGAACGGTGATGCCGTTATTAGTGGAATCGGCGCTGCTGCTTCTGCTATAGTTGTTGGTCTATGGTCCTCGTTGGCTAAGACTGCGACTCCCGCTCCTGTAGCCTAATGCTAAGTTTCTTAGGTCTTCTTCTTCCTGGCCTATTCCAGACAATTAACAGCATAACTAATGCTATTGCCAACGAGAAGATAGCTCTTCTTAAGGCTCAGACTGAAGAAGATAAGACGGCTGCCCAAGAGCGAATAAACACTCTTGAAGCCAAGAGAGCTGCTCTGTTGGCAGATTCTCAACATTCAAGTTTAGATATGTGGGTTAGAGCAGGCCTCGCAGTAGGCCCCTCTGCCTATATCACCAAGATCTTTCTTTGGGATAAAGTACTTCAAACTTGGACGCATGGAAGTACAGAACCAGTTTCTCCCGATCAATGGCAAGTCTTAATGGCTGTTGTTGGTTTCTATTTCATATACTCAGGTGCAACAGCAGTTGCAAGGATTTTTAAATCGTAATGGCTCAACAAACTCTACTAAACATGGTTCAGAATATTCTATCTGCTATGTCCTCCGATGAGGTGAACTCAATCGGAGACACAGTAGAGTCTATGCAGGTAGCCCAGATTATTCAGAATAAGTATTACGATATCATGGCCAGAGGAGATCTTACATTAGATCTTCAACTGTTCCAACTTAATCCTTCGGATAATTCATCTTTCCCCGTTTCGATGTCATTACCTACAGGTGTCAGTAGAATCGACTGGTTGAAATATTATAATACTAATCCTCTGGATAATACTCAAAATAGTCAATTTGGATCTTTCAGTCATGATCTAAATACTGATCTAAAAACGGTGGGAAGTGGTCCTACTGTTCCTCCTGGCTACGCCTATGTTCAAATTACACCTATTGATTATTTTCTCGAGATAACAGATCGTTTAGATCTTACTCAGAATAATGTGAAGTCTTATCTATTTAAAGAAGGTGGTAATAATTTCATCTTTAAATATTTTACAGATAGACAACCAAGAATGTGTACTATTATCGGTAATCAATTTGTTGTCTTTGATTCATTCGATAAAACTCAGGATAGCACTCTTCAAGCTTCAAAGACAGAAGCATATGGACAGATACTTCCTACGTTTCTTTTACAAGATAATTTTGTGCCTGTACTTGATGATCTTCAATTTCCTTTACTTCTTAATGAGAGCAAATCTCTGGCTTTCTATGAACTTAAACAAATGGCTCATCAGAAGGCAGATCAAGAAATTCAAAGGCAGTGGACTGTTACTCAGAAGACCAAATCAAAATCCAACAAACCTTCTTATTTTGATCAACTTGATAACTTTGCGAGAATTCCAAGAACAGGTATGGCTAGTGGATATCCTGTGTGGAGATGGATGCGATACGGAATGTAAATGGCACTACAACAACAACCAGTTCCTACCGTTGAAAATCATTTTATCGCTGGACTGAAAACAGAATACACCGGCTTAAACTTTCCTGTAAACGCAGCTACTGATACACAGAACTGCGTTTATACTTTAATTGGAGATGTTGAACGTCGTGGAGGTATCAACTACGAATCTAACTTTGCTCTGAATAGTATCAATGCAGCTGGAGGAGTTGCAAGATCTTCTTTTAGATGGTTGAATGCAGGTGGCGATGGAACAAGTCAGATA